TCTTCTACTGGCCCTTGTGGGAAGCCAGAAGCAATCGCTCCAATTGACGTTGCAACAGCAGGAACTACATTGGTCAAGTCAATCTCTCTAACGAGTACGCCAGGGGATACTTGAAATGCCATCTTTGTTTCTCCTTTATGGATTCATTATAATCTAAGTTTCCAAACTTACATCAATATTTATAAAAAAACCTATTCTACACGAGTTTTTTATAGGTTTAGCAGCACATAAATAGTTTTATGTCGGAGTTCTATCAGAAATACAAAAATACCATAAAAAAGGTTTCCCAACGTAACTACAGGGCTCGCAAGATATGGGTTAATGAATATCTTGGGAATAAAACCTGTTGTCACTGTGGGGAATCTGAAACTGCTTGTCTCCAATTTTATCCTCACGAGAGGAAAATACGTTCTCTTTCTAAAAGAAAAGGATTGAATGAGGAATCTAGAACAGAAGTTAAAGATTTAATTAACCAATCCAAAGTAGTATGTGCGAATTGTTTCTTAAAGTTAGATAACGATATTATTGATATTATGTAGGTATTTGAAGATTTCTACCAATCAGAATCATAGGAGCGAACTACTGGACTCCACCGTGTTCCGTACTCATCAATAATAGTTTCTCCATATCCATTATCATTTAACCCATCATCAAAGAACCCAAAAGGCGCCATATCCTGTTCTAGTTGATGTTGTTGTTCTAAGAACATTCTTGCACGAATATCATCGTCAGTTAGTTCTTTGAAGTATGTCTGTTCTACCAACCAAGCAAACAATACACAACACATTGCAAGGTCATCTGTGTGTCCATCTTCTGCTTCAAACGATTGTCCTTTAAGAATAAAGGTAGAGAACTCATTGATTAAGTCGTAATCATTGATAATTAGTTTATCTGTTTCAATAATCTGTTTAAGGTTAGAACATCCTAGTTTTTTAACCGCCTTTGTTGTTCTTACCCCCAATTGTGCTTTTCCACCGCTGAAGCCACCACCAACGACTTGACCTGCACGACCACGCATACTTGCCATAATAAGGTTCTCATACTCCAAGTCAAATTGTAGTGCAGTTGCAACTTGTTCACCGATATCATTTACTTCAACTAGAATGTATGCTTGGTTATATGCCTTTGCAACATCTGATATAATATTGGGAAAGAGTAAAGGTTTGATTTCGTTGTTACGATATTTTGCAACAATCTTATAGGGAACTGTAGTTACATCAAAGACAACAAATGCAGAGAAGTCATTATTCGTTCCTCTTGCAACGTCAGCAACGAGAACATATGTACCACCATCGTTTGGTTTCTCATACATATCCAAACCAGCATTAGATGTGATTGGATTTAAGAATGCCATTGACTTAATCTTTGCAGGCGCAATCAGTGTATTTGCAGAACCCAAGAACTCACAGTCAAATTCTCTTCTGAACTGTTCTTCAGAAGTGTTTGCGATTGTTTCTGTTCGCCACTTCTCATCTCTGCCTGGCACTTGACTCCAGTGAACATCTATGATATTATACGAGTTTCTTTTGTTCTCTGCATCCACCCACAACTTGTAGAAAAGATTCATACCGTTAGGTGTGGATACAATAATAACTTTAGTAGATTTACCAGATGAGATTGTAGGGTAAACAGAACTGAAAAAGTCCTCTGCCACATTGTTTGGAACGAATGCAAATTCGTCCAAGAATATCATGTTATAAGAACCACCACGAACAGCAGATGAAGATGTAGAAGATGCAACCACCCTACTACCATTCTCTAAGTCTACTGAACCTTTGTTCCAAGACACCACGCCCTGTTGTAACCACTTAGGAAGATTCTCATATGCAAGTTGAAGTCTGCCAAGAATGTCTCTTGCAGTCGCAGCCTTGTTGGCAAGGATTGCAACATTCATGTTAGGATTGAATAGAACGTAGTGAAGAATATAGGATACCATAGTCGTGGATTTACCAGACTGTCGTGGCATCTTACAGATAGTAAAACGATGATCGTGGATTGTATCTACAATATCTTCTTGGAAGTCATACATCTTGAAAGGCACAAGTCCTTCAT